TTTGATACCATACCGTAACGAGTCTTGAAACCGATCTTAGGTTGGAAAGTGTTCTCACCAACTGCACGAACCATTTGTAATGGTACATATGGGCAGTAGAATAAACCAGCATCGAATGCTGAAGAACCTTTATAACCAAGAGTGTAGTATTGGTTAGTAGAGTCAGCGAAATAAGGATCGATATAAACCTTAATTCTACCGTTAAGAACACCAGCAAAAGTATTACCAGTATCATCAACGTTTAGATTGTTGTTAAGAGCAGGAGTGTAATCAAGAACACCAGCCATTTGTAATGCAGATGCTACATCTGAAGAACAAAGCATGATGTTACCTTTACCTCTACGAGTTGCTTTCGCGATCTCATTAGCATCTCTTTCGATTTGGAACATAAGACCTTTAAACTTCTCAACCATCCAACGACCGTTTGAATCAGTATCAAGATCGAAAGTACCTGAAGTTGTAGTGTTTTTAGTAGCACCAGCAACAGCAGAGTAGTTGATAGTTCTAACAACTTCTCTATTGATTTCAGAAAGAATCTCAGCAGAAAGGATATTAGAAAGTTCTTGTTCAGCATCTAGACCATGGATTGCTTTAAGATCTTGAGCAAGTTCCATAGTGTATTCTGCTTTAAGAGCACGAGAAACAGCAGTTACTGCAACTTTCTCAATTGAGAATGCCATTTCTTGGAAAGCGTTAGCAGTACCATCGCCAAGTTTTTCAGCATCAGCAGTTGACATACCAGTTTCTACAGTATAGCCAGAACCAGAAGCACGAGATCCAGGATTAGTTCCTGTTTGTGCTGCGTTTGAACTGTTATTAGCAGTACCGATAGAAGCAGTGTTACCAGCAGCAGAAGCAGAGAATGAAGTATTTGCTTCATTGAATAATGCTTCAGTACCAGTTTGACTTTCGTAACGAGATCTCATCGCGAAGATAAGACCAGTAGGACCAGTCATTGGTTGAACACCGCAAATGTCATATGCGATTAAGTTAGGCATAGAACGTCTAACTAGAGAAATAAGTACAGGGTCAAATGTGTCTACAGCACCAGTAGAGGCAACTGAAGACGAAGCACCCATTGCGTTAGTTGGAGCAGCTTCGCCAAGTAGAGTAGGTGAATTATAACCACCAGATCCAGCAGCGTTTGCACGAGCATCGTTCTCTTGGTTTTCTAGCAAAGTTGCTACAGTAGCACGTTTGTGAGCATCAGTAATCGATTCTAAATCAGGATGCTCAAGAACTGGCTGCCACTTTTTGATTAGTTCGTCAGTTTGATACATGTTAGGTCTCCTTCGAGTATTTAATTTTCCTAATGTTTTAGTTTATTTATAAAAATTACTTTTTGATGCTCTTAGAAATAGCATTCATATAGGCAGCCATTCCTGGATCGACATTATTAGTGGCATCCTCTTCGATCTCAAGAGGTTCATCATCAAAGTCAGTTCCCTCAGAAAGATTTGCTTCACCACCGAAGTAATTCTCCTTGATTGTCTCTAGTTTCTCAACATAAGACTCCTCAGTGTCAAATTCAACACCCTCAGCGAGAGATGCTAACTTAACTACTTGAGATTCAGTTAAACCTTCAGATACTTTAACAAAAACATTTTCTGCTTTTGCTTCAGATAAATCTTTCTTAAGGTTAATATTCTTCTCAATTTCTTCATTGATTTGGTCTTCTAACTCTTCAACTCTGTTGGCAAGTTGGTCAACAAAATCAACCTTTTCTTCTGGAATATCGATATAGTTTTCTGTGAATAAATCTCTAAGACCTTTCATAAAGTTCTCAGCAATTTCAGCACGGATACCTGAATCAACAGCCAGTTCGTTTTCTTTCATCCACTCTTCAGCAACATATGACAAGTAGTCATCAAGTCTTGCAGCAAATTCTTCTGCCATTTCTTCTTTAGTTGCTTCAAGCTCACCCTCTAAATCAACAGTAACAGTTTCTAAGATATCATTAACCTTAGCAACAACTGCTGCTTCAAAGATAGTGGTTGCTTTAGAAGTAAAGTCTTCAGAAAGATCCTGACCTTGGAACATTGCATTAACGTCCTCAGTTACATCGATATCTTCAGCAGAAATTTGTTTCAACTCACGAACTGAAACAGTTTCTTCATCAGACTCTTCAGCAATTTCTTCCTTGCCTTCTAGAGCACTCATAAGGTTTTCATAAACCTTTTGGAATTCTTCGTTAGACATACCCTTTAAAGTATCAGCAATCTTTTGAACTGCTCCAACTTTAGTGCCTGGATTTCCTGGAGTCTTCTCATTAGAAGATCCTTGGGCAGGGTTCTTATTCTTATCCTCATCCTTTGGCGCTTTGCCAGGAGGAGTATTCTCTTTAGTAGTAGGTTCTGCAACTTCTGCGTCCACACCAAAGGATGCCTTTGCTTCCTCGATGCCTTCGTCAGATTGTTGAACCTCGTTGTCGAGTAGTTCTTTATCAGAC